AGATATAATTATGTTTTGCAAATGACATCAAATTCTCATGGTGATTTTATAAGAACTCAAGCGGGTTTTGCAAATCAAATGAGAATAATGCGTTCTTCATATAATGATCTATCAATTCAGTTAGGGACGATTTTACTTCCATACGCAATACAATTTATTGGTGTTTTAAATAAGACAACTCAATATTTTCAACAATTGACACCAGAAACCCAAAAAATGATTTTAATTATTGGTGGTTTGATTGCAATTTTGCCACCGCTTGTTATAATTTTTGGCTCTATAATTTTGGCAGTTAAAGGATTAATTATTGGTTTATCCTTTCTAGCATCGCCAATTGGTGCATTAACTACTTTAATTATTGGTCTTATAACATTATTTTTTTTATTTAAAAACGATTTAATAGCAATTAAAGATTTTATAGTTAATGAATTTGCACCTGCTTTTGATTATGTTGCTAACAAAATTAAATTTGTAATGGATTTAATAAATAAATTTAGGACTGATACTGCTATTGTTTTAGATTTTATCGGACTTGAAAAATTATCAAAAATAATTTCACCAGAACTAAATCAACAAACGCAAATAAATAAACCACAGCAACTAACAGCAGGCGGTCAATTAGATGTTAATATTAATGGCTTACCCAAAGGCTCTAGTGCTGGATTTACTCCAAGACCTAACAATTTCTTGCCTGTCGGCGTTAACGCAGTATTTGCGGGGTCGTAATGACAGTATTTAATACATCAAGATTATCCGAAGGACAATTTAGAGAAGCCTATTTCTTTTATCAAGATTATAATGCAAGTGGCGGAAGAAAAACAGTAAGTCACGAATATCCAAACAAGAAAGAAAGATATGTTGAAGATTTAGGCGGATTAGAAAAGAAATTTACTTTAAATGTTTATACTGATGATAATGTTTCCTATGCTGATAGAGATTCTTTAATAGAAGCTTTAGATCAAGAAGGGATTGGTGATTTAGTACACCCTTCTATAGGCGATCTAAAAGTTGTTTGTGTAGGATATACTTTCAGTGAAAGTATAAGAGAACTAGGAATAACAAAATTTCAAATTAATTTTGAGATAGCTTCATTAAATATTTTACCAGTTAAAACAAAAGGAAGCAAAGGCTTTTTAGCTAGTTTAAAATCAAAAGTACTTGGTAAAAATGAAGATGCTTTTAATGCTGGCTGGAAGTCGGTAAAAAATGCTAAAGCAAAATTTGACTCTGGAGTTAAAACACTTAAAAGAACAGCAAATAAAATAAATAATGTTGCTAAACAAATCCAAGGTGCAGGTGATAGTTTTGCAGATTTTACAACTTCATTAAATCAAATTGTTGCAAGTGCTAATAAATTAGTACAATCTCCGTCAATTTTAGCTTCAAATCTCCGCACTTCGTTTGATAATATGGCCGTTGCTTTTAATAACTCAAAAGACTTATTTAGTACAACAAAAAAACTATTTGGCTTTAATGAAAGTGATCAAGCTATTGTTGGAAAATCACAAATACAATTAGATATTAAAAACAATCAAGATCAATTAAATAATTTTGTAAATGTTGCGGTTCTTGCAACTGCTTATGATGCTTCGGTTAATATTGACTATAGTAATTTGCAAGAATTAAACGAGGTTATTACTGATTTAGAAAATGGTTTTAATCAATTATCGGGTATTGATAAAGATTTATATAGTGATTTAGTACAGATGAAAATTGAGGCAAATAATATATTCTCTAATTTAGCTATAAGTTTGCCCAATGTTGCTGATTATGAAGTTTTTAATCCAATATCTTTAAATGTTTTAGTTTATAAACTTTATGGATCACTTGACTTAAAAGAAACAATTAGATTATTAAATAATTTTAGTAATACTTCGCAGATCCAAGGCAATATAAAGATTTTGACTAATGTTTAATAATAAAATTTATTTAGAAATAGACAATATAAAATATGAAGGCTTCACAGAAATTGCTGTTAATAGTTCTTTAGAAAATTTTAGCTCTTCATTCTCATTTACAAGTACAGTTAAAGAAACAAAATTAGGAAAAATTGTAAACGATATTAAACTTGGTCAAAGTGCCAAAGTTTATATTGATGATAAACTTTTTATTACTGGCTTTATTGAAGATATAGAAAAAGAAGTGTCAAGCGATTCTCATTCAAAAACAGCGTCAGGAAGAGATATAGGCGGAGATATTATTGATTCAAATATAATTCAAAAATCTTATGCTCAAAGAAATTTTGAAAAACTTGTAAATCTTGTTTTAAAAGATAACGGCTTTTCTATAAAAGTTATTAATAAAGTAGGAACATTAAATTTAGAAGCAACAGAAAAAATAAAGACAGAGTCTGGACAGTCTATTTTTAATTTTCTAGATCAATACGCTAAAAAATTACAAGTACTATTAAAAATAGATAGTGAAGGTAATTTAACAATAATCAGAGAAGATGATGACATTGTAAAAAATATGCTCATTAATGATTATACATCAAGTACAAATATTTTGACATCTAAACTAAAATTGTCAACTGTTGATAGATTTAATCTTATTGAAGTTTATTCTCAAAGTAATAATAAAACTCATACAAAAACAGGTATTTCACAAAAAGGTATAGCAACAGATTCACAGATAAGAAAAACAAGAAGAAAAATTTTAACAATGAGCACAGCAAGCGAAAGCAGATCATTAAAAGCTTTAGCTGAGTGGAATATTAATGTTAAAAGGGCAAAAGGTTCAAGATACACTTGCACAACACTTGGTTTTTATTCAAGCAATAATACTTTATGGCAACCCAACAGGCTTGTTGATATTATTGACTATAGCATGGAAATTGAAGGGACATTTTTAATTCAAGGGGTTCAATTTTTACAAACATTAAGAGGCTCATTCACAATACTTGACATAGTAGAGCAAGGAGCATTTACTTTAGATGGTGTTAAGAATTTAGGAAATAACTTTGCTAGCGACTTAATCATTTAAGCAATTAGACCATGATTTTTTAGAGCTGTGATTATACTTGCAATCGCTACTCTTGCTTCAACATCAATTGTAACTCCTCCTGCTGGATTTGCAATAGTCGGTTGTTGGCTTCCAACAACTTTAATATTATTAACTTTATAAGATAAAGCATTAAAAGATTTATCGCAATCAGTATCGCCTTTTATAGTATTTTTACTAGCACCCGCTTTAAATCCGTTATTTGAAACCCTATTTTTAATCTCACTATCTCCTGCCTCTAATGTTGATTGAGTTATTATATCGTAAGGAATACCAAATAAATTAGTATTACTATTTAAACCACCGAATAATAGTACTAGTGTTGATTCACTTGGTTTAATATTTGATTGAAAACCGTAGGGATAAATCAATAGCACATCATCAAAAACTTGATTTTGAAAAGATACAACTGTTGCGTAGGTGCCGTCTGTTTCTGTTATATAGCCCTTTATTATCATAGTCTTTTAGTGATTTTACCTATTTGATTTAGTATAAATATTTTATATTTTTATAATAAAAAAAATAATAAAAATGGCAATAGATTTTAAACTAGATCAATCAAAAGGTTACTTTGATTTTAGCATTGAAAATGGTGATTATGCTAAAACTGATAGTATTGATACTGCGGTTTATATGTCAGTTTTTTGTGAAAAAAGAACTAATAAAATATCTGAACCATCTTTAAGAAGGGGACATTTTACAAATGAATTTAATGCAATTGCTGGTTATGAAATCGGATCAATTCTCTGGTTTTATATAGATCAAGCAAAGCAAGTAAATACAAATTTACATTTAATCGAAAGTGCAGTAAATGATGGTTTAAGGTGGCTCATTGATGATGAGATAATTTCAAAAACTATTACAAAAGCAACAATCGTAAATAATGAACTTAAAATTGAAGTAGAGTTAATAAATAAACTACAATCAAATAGTAAGTATTATAATTTATTTTTAAATCTCTAATGGCCTTTGAATTTCCAAACATATCACAAATTCAAGAAAGACTTACTAATGCTTTTATTCTTGCTCATAATGCAGGTCAATTAGATTCATCAAAACATATTGACCCTAATATAAGAAACTCGATAGCACTTAGTTTTGTAAAGTCAATGTCAGCAGGTTTTGATGAAAATAATGATCTTATCAAAGAAGTTTTAAAACAATTATTTCCACAAACTGCAACAGATGAATATTTAGAATTGTGGGCATCTTGGTTTGGTATAACTCGCAAAGATCCTGTTAAAGCAGAAGGCTACGCAGTTTTCACTGGTATTGCTACAACATCAATACCCAATGCAACTGCAATTCAAAAAGCCGACGGCACGCAATACGAAACACAAGCAACAGCAACAATATCAGCCCAAACAATTGGATTATCAAGTTTAACAAGAAGCGGAAGCATTGCAACAGCTACAACTTTATCAAACCATAACCTTGCAACTGGGGTTTCTGTAACTATAAGTGGAGCTTCACAAAGTGAATATAATATTACTGCGGTAATTAGTGTTATTTCTAATACTCAATTTACTTACACAGTAAGCGGAAGCCCTGCAACCCCAGCAACTGGAACAATTAATGCAAGTTTCACAACTGCTTATGTTGCAATAAAAGCTATTGATTATGGTAGTAATGGCAATTCTTCTAGCGGTTCTCAATTGTCTTTAGTAAGTCCAATTGTTAATGTTGATAATACTTGCTATATAAGCTATGATGGCTTAACTCTTGGATTAGATACAGAAACAGATGAATTATTAAGAGCAAGACTAAAAGAAAGATGCTCAAATTTTACTGCACCTTTCACAAAAGCTGGCTTACCTGTTTTTATAAAAGAAAAAAACGCAGGAGTAACAAGAGTTTGGATTCAAGACGCGACCCCGTCTGCTGGATATGTAACGGCTTATTTTGCTCGAGATAATGATTCAAATATTATTCCAACAGCTTCACAAGCTAACGCTGTTAAAGATACAATAATTGATCCGGAAACTGGAATTAAGCCTGCTAATACGCCAGATAGTTATGTTATAGTATCAGCACCAACACCTATAACTATTAATATAACATTTTCTACACTAAGTCCTAACACTGTTGCAATGAAAACAGCAATAAGTCAGGCATTAACAGATTATTTTAAAAGTGCCTCTATTAATGTAGGAGGTGATATTACTTTAAATGAATTAAATGCTTTAATTTATAGCGTAATAGATGAAGAAGGCAACTCGCCAACTTTTACTTTATCATTACCATCAAGCAATACGGCAATAAGCGACACGCAACTTGCTATTTTAGGAACAATAACTTATCCATAAATAATGCTATTAAAAGAAATAACACAAACACAGCAAGCAGATATATTAGGGCAATATTTAAGAGATGATAGATTGCATCAAGCTAAAAACAAGGAAGGCTCGGTGCTTCGCAAAATGTTAATTGGTTTAGCAAGCGAATGGTTAAATTTTAGAAATAAAATAAATGAAGTTTCTAACGAATATAATCCAACAACCACTACTAAATTAATTGAAGAATTTGAAGAATTTGTTGGAATACCAGACTCTTGTATTCCTGTTGCTTCGACTATAGAACAAAGAAGATTAAATATTTTACTTAAATTATCAGGAATTAACGCAACTACTGAAAAACAATTTAAAAATATTGCTCTAATTTTAGGCTATAATATTGAAGTTTCTAATGGTATTGATACTTCAACATTTCCTTTAACTTTACCTTTTTTATTAATTAGTCAAGCATCTGCACCTTTTACAATTGTTATAACGCTTCCAGCGTCTTTGCAACCTGCTGGTTTTCCTTTAACTTTACCTTTTACTTTGACTGCTCAACAGCCTGAGATTTTAAATTGTTTATTTAACAAATTAAAGCCTGCGAATACTCAATTATTTTTTAGGTATTCTAATGCTTTATAATTTTATTTTTTAGAACTATGTCTGATATAAATACATCAAAAGTTGATGGAAACACAATATCCGCTTCTGAATTTAACCAATTAGCAGAAATTGATAATTTAATTTCTACGAGTGGTCAAACACCCTCACTAACAAATCTTGAGCAAATCTCAACTGGTTCTGCAAGATATTCAAGTGCTGGTCAATTTTATACAGATAGCGGAACTGCCAATGCTTATGTTTTAAGCCCTGTTTCTCCTTTTAAATCACCCGTCTCTGCAACAGCTGGTGAAGGATATTTTAATGGTATGGTTGTTATTTATCGTCCTGGTAATCCTAATACCGGACCATCTACTGTTAATGTTAATGGAGCTGGAGTTAAAAACATAAAAAAAGCAGATGGAACAACAGATCCTGATAGAGGACAAATTTCAACGACAGAGGATATAGTTTTAAGATATAATGGAACATCTTTTGTAATAGTTGATAAAAGATCAAATACCCCTGCTTTTCAAGCTTTTAAATCTTCTAATCAAACAGTTAGTGTCGGTGTTACAACAAAAATAACCTTTGATACTGAAAATTTAGATACTCATAATTATTATGATAATGCTACAAATCATAGATTTACTCCACTAGTAGCAGGTTGGTATTTTATTAATGCAAGTGTAAAATTTGTTGATGCTACTATTGCAGCACAAGGTGCATTTTTATATATTTATAGAAATGGATCTCTTTTACAATCAAGTACAATGCCTTATTTTGATAATGGAGACGCTGTAATTTCAGTTTCAAATATGATATATTTTAATGGCTCAACTGATTATGTTGAAATATTTGGTCAAACAGGTGGAACTGGTGCGACTACGATTGGAGGAAGCGGAGTACAAGAAACATCTTTTTCAGGTTTTAAACTTATTATTTAATAGAAAATGGAAATTTTAATAAAAAATTATTTAAAAAAAAATAATAAAATTGCAATTAATAAAATTGATTATTCTTTAATAAATCTATCAGATGGTAAAGGGGATTTTATTAATTTTTGGAATGAAAATAAAATAGGTCTACCAAAACCAATTTTTACAGAACAAGAAATAAAATCTATTTCTTTTTTAGAAAAACAAGCACAAAAACTACAAGAATTAGAGGATTATTATAATTCTACAGAATGTTGGATATATAAAGTTAAATCAACAAAATTAAAAGCTTCAATAACTAAAGAACAAGATTGGTTTGCTAAAATGCTTCCTGCAATTAATGGGTCATTTTATCTTTTTTCAGATGATGGTTTACCTATTTTAGTAACATTAAATCAAACTCAGGCTAAAGTATTAAATGAAAAAATACTTATTAAAATGGGATTTGAAATTAATTCTAAAAAAAGAGAATGTGAGAAATTAATTAAAGATGCAACTACTATAAAACAATTAGATGAGATTGATATTAAAAAGTTTTTAGGAGAAGTGCCTAGAGAAGTTGATATTGATCTATTGCCTATAGCTCAAGTTATAACTCATACTTAGAATGGATAATAAATTAGCAAAAACACAGGCAATAATAGATTCTTTAGATAAAGACAAAATTCATATTTTGTATTTTAAAAAAGATTTATCTTTAAGAAATATTTATCATAATCCATTGCTTTTGATTATAAGAATTTACAATTTTTTTAGTCAAAGAATAAAGGTTGATCATGTCGCTCATATTTCAAGATTTATTTGGAATCAAGAAGACAATAAATTTGAAGCTAAAATATTTGAGGCAACTATAGAAAGAGGCATGGAGCAAAACGATCTAATTGATAAAATAAAAAATTATCATGGAACGGTTTTAATAGAAACTTTAAATAAAAAAGTTTGTAAGAAAAAAGCTAAATTATTTGAAATAAAATATACTGGTGTTTCTTATAGCAAATTAGGAGCTTTATTAAGTGATTTTGATGGTATTTTCGATAAATTAAAAATAAAAGATAATGGGGGCTTTTGCTCATGGCTCGAAGCTCTTTTTTTAATGACTCAAGGAATTTCTATTGATCATATTCAAAAAGGAAATCCAAGAGAAATAACCCCTACTGATCTGTATAATGCAGATTTTGAAATAAAAAGAATTTTATATAAACCTTAATCTTAATAATATGATAAATTTAGGAAAACAAAATGCAGATAGATCGTACCCTGTAGTGTTAGCATCTGATAGTCCTGTAACTAACACTATGCCAATAGTTCAAGACACTTTTAATAGTTTTGACACTACCAATACTTGGTCAGTAATTAATAAAGCGACAGGTGATATAATTATGGTCGACGGTAATGCCCTAGGATCAAATTATTTATCAATGGCTTTAGACCCCTTAACTGAGAACACAGAAACAATAATTGAAAGTAAAGCGTCTTTTAATAAAACAGATAAAAATTTATACTCATTTCTTTCAGCTTCGCAAAGAGTCTTTGGTAATGAATTTTCTATCTCATTAGTTTCAACAGAAACTCCACAGCCCGCATATACACCAGTTGCAATTGCTACTATAAGTCAAACAAGTACTACTTTAACAGTAGTTACTGCAACTCCTCATAATTTAGATGTTGGATCAAGAATTTCAATATCAGGTATACCAGATTCAAGATTAAATTATTGTTGGATCACTGTTGCAACAATAGTTAATGATACAACTTTTACTTGTACTGCTGGTAGTAATGGTAACTTACCTTCTGTTACTTCTTCTGTTTTTAATACTGGATTTGTTCATTATCGTGCAGTTTTAGATTCAATTCCAAATGGAACTGCAATGTTTTTTGAAAATGCAAGTGCAACTAACGCTTCATTTTTTTTCAAAAATGGCGGATCTGGATTCTTTCCATCTGGTACGATTGCAGGAAACCACAGCGTAACAATAGGATCAAATGCGAGTGCTCAATCAGTAGCCAACAGCTATAATATAATAAACTTTCAACCTACCACTGGTTATTATTTGAATATGCTTGATGATAGTGTTGCATATTATGATAAAGCTACTAGCAGTTCATCTTTACAAGCTTTCAGATTTAAATCAGAAGCGGTTGTCCCTAATAATTCTCTTGACTATAAAATTAGATTAAAAGTTAAAAATAATAAATCAGCAACAATACCAGTAGCACAAATTGTTTCTATTGCTAAATCTGGATCAACAACAGCTACAGTAACAACAGATGTTGATCACGGTTTAACAACAAACGATGTAGTAAATATTTATGGTGTAAGAGATGCAACAAATTTTCCAAATTTAACCTCAGCAACAGCAGTAGCTTCTATAGTTAATTCAACTACTTTTACAATAGTAATAGGACCTTCAGCAACAGCAACCAGTTTCGGCGGTTATGTATCAAGAGTTAACGGATCAATCACGCAGGGCGGAGCAATAACACAGGTAATACAATCAATAAGTAGAACATCTAATATTTTAACAGTTATAGGAAGTGCAAACTGGGCAGGCTTAGTTGTTGGAGATTATATTAATATTGTTGGTTGTAGAGATATTTCTACAGGTGCAACTATTGGCATAGATGGATCATATAAAGTAATCTTTTTTTCGACAACTTCTTTAGTTCTTCAACCTATTTCAGGATATGCACCAACTGGTAGTGATATTGTATCAACAAATTGTGGTGGTGGAGTAATTAAAAAAAGCGTATTTAGAATTCACAAAATTTTAATGCGTGAAAATGATAAATATATTTCAGAAGTTTCAGGTGCATCGTCCACTAAAAACGATCAATCTACTGCAACGCCAGTGCAAATAATTGGCTCTGCTACATTAGCTCTTTCATCAACTCAAGCGCTTGGAACAGTTGCTGGCGTTACAACTGTAACTACAGTTGGATCAATTACATCTGCAAACATGGGTATTCCTCTATTAGTAGCGGATCAAGCTTCAGGAGCGTTAACAACAACCACAACATCATCAACAATTACTCCGGCTTCTGGTTGCTCTTATGAGGTTAATTATATAGTAACAGCCGTAACTGGAACTAACCCTACATTAGACGTAGTAATTCAAGAATCGGACGATGGTGGAACAAACTGGTTTGATGTTTATCATTTTCAAAGAATTACAGCTTCCGGAGCTTATAGATCGCCAAAAATATCTTTAACTGGAAACAGAGTAAGATATGTACAAACAGTTGGCGGAACATCTCCAAGTTTTACAAGATCAATAAATAGACTCCAATCAAATGATTCTAACTTTAACAGTGTAAGACAAATATTTGATCGAGCAATTTCACTTACAACTTTAAACGCAACAACCGCAAGCTTAATAAATACAAATGCATTCAATGTCCAACTTGCAATCAACATAGGAACTGCAACTACAGCTCCAATCCTACAGTTAGAAGGATCTTTTGATAATACTAACTGGTTTGCTATTGGATCACCTTTAACAGCGGTTGCTAGCTCAACAGTTGTATCCACAATAGCAAATATTCATGCTAATTTTATCAGAGCTAGAGTATCAACGGCAGGGGCAACAGTTGTTGCGGGATATGTAGCTATTAAAACTTTTTAATTTATTTTTTATTATTTATGACAAAAAACTATAATACACAGAATGGTTTACCCTTTATTAGAGTAAGCGATATTTCTATTAAATATGGCAATAATGATGCAGATTTATTTAAAATTGAAGGAACTGAAAAATTAGCTATTTCGTTAAAAGATCAATCAGTTTTTATAACCGAAGGGAATTTTGGTAGTTTTAATAAAGTTTTTTCAAAAACCGATCTTCAAAACGGATATTTTAATATAATTAATATTGAGACTGGCGAATTAACAGAAAATAAAATGACAAATTATGATTTATTTGTTGCTTTTGCTTCTTTCATTAGAAAAATTCAATTAGAAAAATAATGTTTGAGGTTCTTGCAAAACTAAAATTATTAATTGATATTACAAACTTTGCAAGAAACTCTAAGACATTATTTATTGTGTTGTTTATTTTAATTTTGTCTTGTCTCTTTTTTATTTATGGAATTAAAAGAATTAATGATAATTCTATTTATACCGATAACTTGCAAGATGAATTTATTGAAAAAGAAGTAAAATCAATTTTAAGAAAATGCGGTAATTCTCACGCAATAGGTATATCAACAGTAAGTACAGAAATTAAAACAAACTACTACGCTAAATTCAAAGAGTTTTGGGCATGCGATACTAAAGCAAGTAAAACTTGTTTAATTAATCTTTTAGAGCTTGATAGATATGCAACTGATTTTAATGTTGATTATAAGACTTATAATCATTTACTTGAGCTTTCAGCTTCAGAAGATGTTGAAAAAATTAATTTAAATAATTGGGAACAGTTAGAAGAGTTTGAAACAATAAAAAACATAATAAAATTAAGTCCAAATAATTTAAATTATTTGTGGCTTACTGCCGTTGCTAATATTGATAAAAATATTATTTATGTATTGCATATGGC